TTATTAAGTGGGTTGTCGTCGTTCTATATTACGCGCTCTTTTAAGTTGCGTATTAGTACAGAAAGCGCAACCCATGAACAACACCTATCACGACAATCAAGGGCTGTAGGGCTGCCATGGACACAGTAAAGCGCAACACAAACACTGGAATGACGGTTAATGGCTATGGGGTGGGGGCTCGGCATGGTTTAACCGCCTCACCAGCGGGACAAGGTGGGTACCTGAATATCTGCAATAGCGACAGGTTTTCAAAAAAAAATGCGCCGTGCGACGATTCGCGGCTGGCTGAACTGCGGGAAATCGGTCTAGCCTCCCATTGGCTCGACGTGGCGGCATCAATCGGCGTTGATAACTTCCTGACCATGTGGGCTATTTTGAGCAACTGCGATGCTGTCCAGGATGAAAAGCATTATGCCTATGTGCCGCGTTATAGTGTATGGATTCGCTATCAGCGCAATCGGGTGATTATGTCGCTGCATGCTGACGGATTGCTCCCCAAAGAGATACGCGTCAGGATTTGGGAAGACCTAAACGAATCCGTCAGCGTCGACCATATCAAGCGAATCATCTCCAAAGCATAGAAACGGCAATAGCTCCGGTTATCATGCTTGCCGAAATCGGCGACCATGGGCAGCATGGGAGACAACCGCAAAGACCAATCCGAACCTCTGTTAGAGGTTAACTTTTATTGCCGGCATTGCCGGCACAAATTCGCTCGCGAACCGGATCGTATCGAAGAAGCGCCGGAACGCGATCATCCCTATCTGTATTACGCCACTTGCCCCCGTTGCGAGCACGAAGCCGAGCAAGCCCATTGGGAAAAAGGCCTTATGGCTTCTTTTGGAAAATCCACCGGGCCGAAAACACCGGAAGGCAAAGCCAAGACAAAACTTAACCTTGCAAAAACTCACACGCCAGAGATTCATGCCCGCACCCGGTTTAACGCGCTGAAGACAGGCATGAACGCCCACGTATTGACCTATTTCCCGGCTCGCCCTGGTCAATATCCGATGTGTACAGGTTGCGAATTGGCCGACAGTATTTGTTGGCAAAATACCATTTGCGCGAAGGAAGCAGACCGGTATATGCGTTACCGGCTGGCGTTCGAGAACAAGGACTACTCGCTGATTGTCGAGGACCATGCCGCCACGCATGCCACGATCCAGACCATCATCAACAACATCATGCTGAAAATAATCCAGACCGGCGTAGAGATTCGCCAACCGGTTTGGTATGTCGACAAGGAGGCCGGCTTCCAAATTGCTAAATACGCCGATCCAAATAGCGGTGAACTCCAGTTTTTAACCGAAGTTAAAGCCCATCCGCTGCTCAAAGTGTTAACCGAGTTTGTCAGCAAAAACAGCCTGTCGCTTTCTGAGCTGGGCATGACCCCGCGCGTACAAGAGCAGGAATCCAGCATTAAAGGGCATATTGACGCTGACGCGGCCCGTGGCGATAGCCTGCTGGCTTATCAAGAGCGGCAAGCTGTAGCGCTGGAAGGATTGCAACAGATGATCGAAAACAGCCGGAAGCGGGTAAATAGCGATCCGATTTTGATTGAACATGCGCAAGATGAAAACGGCGGGTGACTCAATGAAAATTCCCAAGGGTGATAAGTATTGGCGTGAATATGTTGAAGATGAAGATGGCAACGTAATAAAAGACGAAAATGAACATACCAATTGTCTGCTATACACCGGGGCGGAATTTTAAATGGCTGAACGCCTATCCCCCCATAAGCGCATAGAAATGCGCAGCATCGCCGAAACCGAGGTGATGCGTTACAAGGGTGACCACGCCTTATGGCACAAACACGTCCATAACGTCGATCTTGATCCGATGCAGATCCTCAAATGCATCGAAATGGACCAGAACCAGAATACTCTCGACTTTTCCTGTCGCCGGACCGGAAAAACCGCGATTAAAGAGCTTTTCCTGCTCAAATTTAACGCCACCGAAGCCGACCAGGAGCTGGGTATTGTCGCCCCGCGTGAAGCGCAATCGTTGGTTAACCTGGGCTATCACCTCGACGCAATCCGCCGTTCGCCGATCTTGGAAGCCTGGATAAACTACAAATCCGGCCGCAAGCAATTTGCCGATACGTATTACCAGTTCGCCAACCGTAGCAAGGCACAGGCCTACGGCATCATGGCGCAAGTGGACGGGGGCGACTTAACCAGTGCTTCCCTGGAAGAAGTCGACGACATGCCAAAAGAGCGCTTGTTTTCAAGGTTTCTTTTGATGATGGGGGCATCACGCCGCCTGGGCGCATCCAAAGAAGCCAAGAACGACCCGCAAATAAGAATTACCGGCGTATTTAAAGGCGCCGATACGCTGACCGACTTGGTAGCCGGTGGGCATTATCACGTATTGCCGACCATCGACGCCTATTTAGGCATGGAAATGGGCATTCTTAACGAAGCCTTCATGATGGATATGCGGTCGCAGTTGTCGCCCGATGAATACATCCGGCAGCTGCTCGGGCGGAACGTATCCAGTCGAAACCTGATCTGGGAAAAGTATGTACGCCGGGCAATGCAAGTCGGTTTACAGGCCGGATTACAGCTGGCTTCGCCTTTGCCTGGCGAAACCTACCGCAAGCGCGGACTGATCGGCTTTGGTTATGATGCCGGCGGTCATGGTGAAAACCCAACCAGCTCACGCCATGCCTTGGTAGTTACCGAACAGATCGGCAACTTCGTTACCTTTCCCTATGTTCGCACTTGGCCGCCCGGCGCTGATGACAACGTGGTCAAGCGGGATTTAATCGGGCTCTGGCAATACTTCAACCCCGATACCGCCATGGGCGACGCTTACGGCGTGGGCATGCTGACCTCATTGAATGATGATCTTTACGCCTTGGGCCTGACGCAAACCGACCGCCGGACAATCGGTGACGGCGACAGCACCGCCAGCACTTGGCCGGAATGGGCGTTCTCGCCGATCCGTTTTGAAGGCATGATTAAGCACTCCATGGCACAGGCAATCCGCTCAGTTTTTCATAACAAGCAGGCGGCGGTCCCCTATTTTGACGACCAAGACTTAACCGATCCGGAGCTGGCCGACTTGCGCAACTTTGTACGGCAGCTGCCCAATATCGTGCCGCAAGTGACTAAAACCAGCTACGCCAGCTACAAAATGGCAGACGGAAAAATAGGCGATGACTTATTCGACGCCGCCATGGCCTCAGTATGGGGCATGGTTACGCGTGGTGCGTACAGTGCGCCGACTACCGTGCTGATCCGCAAGAAAACTCGACAAGAATTAATAGGAGCTTCTTAAATGGGCATAATCGACAAACTACTAAGGCGCAAGCCCATTGAAAACGCCAGCCCCATGACCGGCGAAGAACCGGAGCGCTCCAGCGAAGTAGGCTTTCGAACCACGCCGGAAAACCGCATCCTGTACCTGTATCGCACGATGTGGACCGATCCGGTACATCATCAGCGCATTCTCGACCTGCGCCATATGGACGCCGTGGACGGACGGATTAAGAAGATTCATACCCGCATGGCAAGAACTGCTGTTAAGGGCGGGCTTAAGATCGAAACCGATCCCAGTAACAAGCGCATCATCAGCGCCTGGGCCAACTTTGAAAAACGGCTTGGACTTGATCGTATTCAAAAACTGGAATCCGATGCGCGGGGCTTAGTTATGGAGGGTAATCTGCCGATCCAATGGGTACTTAACGGTAATCAGCAGGTCAGCCGTGGCGTGCGCATGGCATCTGAAACTATCCAGCCGATAGTCGAGCCCAACGGGCAGTTTAAAGACCCGTCAGCCGCCTATCGGCAAATTGACCTGTCCAGCGGACGTGAAGAAGCCGTTTTCCCGCTCTGGCAGCTCACCGTAGTGCGCCTAACGCCGGACAATTACGACGACATGGGCGCAATGGGTAGGCCTTACCTGGACGCCAATCGTACCGTTTGGCAAAAGCTGATCATGACTGAAGAAGATCTGGTTATTCGCCGCCGCCAGCGCGCTCCATTACGCATGGCGCATGTGTTGGAGGGTGCAAATAAAGATGAATTAGAGGCGTATCGTCAACAGGTTGAGAACGATCAGCAAGACATCACCACCGATTATTACCTGAACAAAAAAGGCGGCGTCTCAGCGGTACAGGGCGACGCCAACCTTGACCAAATAGCCGATGTATCATATTTGCTGGATACCTTTTTCGCGGGCGCTCCGGCTCCTAAAGGGCTGTTCGGTTATGTCGGCGATTTAAATCGCGACATCCTGGAGGACTTAAAGCGTGACTATTACGAAGAGATTGACGCCTTGCAGGATACTCAGTCAGAAGCTTACGAAGAGGGCTTTAGACTGTCTTTGCTGCTTAACGGTATTAACCCTGATGCTTACGATTTCAGTATTATTTTTGCTGAGCGCCGTACTGATACGCCAAACCAGCGCGCTGATTTGGCGCTTAAATACCAAGCACTGGGGGTTCCGGCGGATATGGTTTGGAGTGCTGCCGGACTTGATCCGGCTAAAGTCTTGGCGGGCAGAGCTGCCCAGGCTAAGTCAAACGATCCCTACCCGGAAGATAGCGTGGTTAATCCGCGTGTTTCCGTCACGCCGGGCAATGCGCCGAAAGGCGAGTCAGCAACCAGCATTGGTAACCCATGAGCGACCGTAGCGCCAAAAAAGCCGCTATCAAGCGGGCGACCCTCTCCGCACAAACAGCCATGAATCAACTGGATGCGCAAACACTGGGCCAGCTAACCGATCTGTACAAACAAGCCGTCGATGCGATAACCGAGACGATAGACAGCTTCGCCGACATTGAAGGCGCCGTGCCTATCGGAGCATTACAAGCCTTACTGGCAGCAACTGAAGCGCGTTTGCGGCAACTGGAGGCGCAAAAGGCCGTGCTGCTCAACAATGGACTAACTCAAGCCGCATTGCTCGGCGTTAGTCCGTTTGCCGTTGATGCAGCAGCAATGATGGTGGTTAACCGGCCAGTCGTAGCGGACGAGGCGGTTAAATTTGTCAGAAATTTTGTTGCCGCTGATGGCTTGCAGTTGTCAGACAGGATCTGGCGCAATGACAACCACGCCCGGCAAATCGTTAGGGATTCGATCAACTCAGCCATCATTCAAGGGTATTCAGCCAGCCGAACCGCGCAAGAACTATTAAGCGGCGGACAGGTCATCAGCAAAGAATTGCAGAACAAAATAAGAGCCAATGCCGCCGGGCCTTTGGGTCAAACGATCACCGAGCAACTATTTACCGGCGTTGGTTCACCTTACGCCGCCGCCTTACGCGTTGCTAGAACCGAGCTTAACCGAGCCCATATCAACGCTTATGAAGCCGGTGCTTTCTCGCATCCGGATGTTATCGGTACCCGCTTTCTGTTATCGCCAAACCATCCCAAGCATGACATCTGCGACATGCATGCCCATGCCAATATTTACGGGCTAGGCCCTGGTGTTTATCCGAAAGGCAAAAACCCATGTCCGGCGCACCCCAACACACTGAGTTATACAGAGGTCGTATTCAAAGACGAAGTGACCGCTGAAGACCGGCAAGGCAAGCAAGGCCGGCTTCAGTGGCTAAATGATCAACCGGCCGGGGTGCAAGAGTCGGTCTTAAACTCACGAAAAAAACGCATTGCCTTGGAAAAAGGCCTGCTTAACGAAAACGCCATTGCCACACCTTGGCATGTACTAAAAGTACGATTGGATCAACAAGGACATAACACAGATAAATGGGGAGCTTAAACATGGCTAAGACTTTTAGAGAAATAGTGCAATGCCCTGGCTGCAATGCCAGGCTGTTTGATGGCGAAGTGGTCAAGGGCATTTCGGTTTTTAAAGTAGTGGAAACCGGTAGTGAGGGAATGTGCAAACGATGTAAGACATGGGTACCTTTGCCGTTTGTCTATAGCCATAAATAACAGCACGTTATCCGGTTATCTCGCTTGATAAATCAATATAGTATCGGCGTCATCACCCAATGAGAAATAACCTAGGAACTTGTATGAAAATTAAAAAAAATATACTTATGCTTTTGGCTCTGGCTTTTATCTTGCCGTCCGCCGCCTTTGCCGGAGCGCTAACTGACTACGCCGAAAACAAGATTAACGATCATGTTTTTAGGGGCATAGCCTTTTCGGAATCGGCGCCGTCCAGTTACTACGTGGCGTTATACAATACGGCGTGTTCAGATGCAGGTGCCGGCACTGAGGTCTCCGGCGGAGGCTATGCGCGGGTTGCCATTAGTCGTAGTGAAACAACATGGAAAGGGACTCATGGCAGTGTAACGGGGGGCAGTTCCGGCACTAACGGGACCATTAGCAATGCGACAGCTGTTACATTCCCAATAGCCACATCGGACTGGAATATCGTCGGCTGGTGGGGCATAGTCGATACGGCTACACCAGGCACAGGTAATTTGCTGGTATGTGCCCCGCTTACATCGGCGCGCAATATCACAACAGGCTCAGTTCCGAGTTATCCGGTCGGCGGGTTGACGTTTCAGTTGGATAACTAATCCAAGTCGATATTTGCGGGTTAAGAGTTTTATATGGTCGCCATCACTACACGCTCGGGCAAGGGATCTGAATTAACCCATGCTGAGGTAGATGCTAATTTCAACAATCTGAATGACGCTCTAAATTTGTATGGGTTTTATAAGAAAGACTCATTAAGCCCTGCTTTCGTAAAAACAGGAACGGGGACAATCAGCGTAAAGGCAGGAACTCGCGCAATAGTAGCAGGTGTCGCGGTGGATTGGCTGGCAGATACAGCTATCACTATGCCAGCGTTGTCAGGCGGTACCGATTACGCTATCTATGCTTGCACAGATGGGGTTGTCATCGCCGATGCCAGCTTCACAGCACCAACCGGCTACACCACAGCCAATAGCCTGATGATAGGAGGTTTCCATTATGGTTTAGTTGCCGCCGGTACTACGGTCGCCGGTGGGGCGTTTGCTACAACCGGCAACGGCATGATCTGGACGCAGACTGATGTGGACAGCATTGCTGGCATCAACCTGTTCAGTATTTGGGATTTGAAATTTAGGCCCAGAGCAGCCAATCCCCGCGGCATGGTTCTGGTAAACGGCATGACGTGGGTGGATATCTATCTTTGCTCGACTGACACAGCAGCCAACGGTACCAGCAAGGCGGGATCAAATATCACCTCGGGCACGGTACTTCCAAAAATACCACCCGCTTTCGGCGGCAACGGTGCCGCAACCTACCCGACGCTGAATTGGTGGGTAGCCAATGAACTAGCCAGGGCCAACAAAAAGCGCCTGATGTGGGAGCATGAGTTTGTCGATGCGGCGTTCGGAGTCACTGAAAACCAGTCCATAGATGCGACCGCATCGACGTACCCGACTACGCAGCGCAACGCTGGCTACACGTCAAAATATGGCATTGAGCAAGCCTCTGGACACCACTGGATATGGGGTCAAGATACCGGAACGCAGGCAACTGCATTCGCATGGAGCGATGTTAACGGAAACAATGGCGCAGGTACTGGCAGAGGACAGATGCTCAATAATACCAATACGCGCACACTGCTAGGCGGCGCGCGTTCGAATGGCGCCCTCTCTGGCTCTCGCGCTTCCTCCTGGAACATCTATCCGTGGAACTCGTACTGGGCCATTGGCCTGCGAGCTGCCAGTGACCACATGCAACTTGTTTAAGTGAGCGGAAGCGAGCGATGGACGTGTTAAGTAACGAATTCTCCAGTCAGCGGCAATTGGCCATCATTGAGCGATTTGAATCGTTTATCAATTACGTCTATCCGATTGCGCTTAATATTAGACGATCTCATCATGTGGTTCGAGATCGGTTGATCGGCGCAATGTTTGATCAAGTGAGTCTTTTCCAGCAGGCCGGCAAGTCGGCTCAGGTATCAAAACTGTACCTTGCCGATGCCGGGCTTGCGCACTTAAGGTTTTTACTGCGATTTCTTGCTCACGAAAACAGGCGGCTCATCAGCCGTAATCAGCATGAGGTGGCGTCAATCCATCTCGCTGAAACCGGAAAAATGCTCGGCGCCTGGATAAAAAGCAAGGCGGTAAAGGGATGATGAAGATAAAAGCGGCACGCGTACGAATGGCGCCAACTCTGGCTCTCGCGCTTCCAACTGGAACAACTATCCGTGGAACTCGAACTGGAACATTGGCCTGCGAGCTGCCAGTGACGACGATTATCTACCGAGCCGACCGGTCAAGGCCGCCGGCTCAGATCACGCTGTTTTGTGGTCAGCTTCATCATCCTGCTTCGGCAAATACATTACGAGGTCA